AAGGTGTTTTATACGTCGCTTCGACCAGATTTCTATACGCGACGCCTGGATACCGACGAGGAAGGGGAGTAAATGAAATGGACGTGGTTGTAACGGTTCCGCGCAAATTTGGTCTGACGAACTGGATTGCGGAAGGCGATCCAGCTGGCGAAGCCTGGAGCGGAAAAGAATGGCATTTTTACTTGTTTACGTGTCCGCGCATCGAACCAGGCGAACGCGTGTATGTTGTCTATAATGGCGCGCTGCGCGGTTATGCGCCATTGGTCCGCGTCGATTGGTTTGGTAACGGAAAGCAGCGCTATTATGGTCTGGTTCGACACGGCGACGCGGTCGCTGTTTCCATTGACACCTATATCCCAGGCTTTCGCGGCTTCAAATACCGCTGGTGGAACCGCGACCAGGAACAACCGTTTCCAGATTGGCGCGATCCTGGCGCAGCGCTGTTTGACCGTGACGAGCTGCGCAAGTGGTTGAAAGGGGAGTATGCGACGTGATTGAAATGGTTGGCTCGTCGCCGCGCTGTTTTTATTGCAATGCGCGAACACAAAACAGGTGTCCGCGCTGCAATGACCTGGTGTGTTTCCTATGCGCCAAGATTGTATGTCCGTTATGTCTTCGCGCAGCTCAAATGGATTACGAGCGCTGGTTACGGAAAATGTATCCAGCGCTCGCGCAGGTCTATTACGACGAAGCTGGACCAGCTGGAAAGCCTGGTACAAGCGCTCCAACCGCTGCATGTGGAAACGTGTCTTGTGGATCTGGAACGGATAACCAATTGACTGGACCAGGCGCATTGGTTATCGGTAATACTGGAACAGGATTTACGACCGTCGAATTGGAAGCGCCAACGTTGCCAGATGTGGTTGCAGCTGGAGCTTGAAGCAATGCTGGCGCAAGTGGTTGCGATGCTTGCGCCAGCGCCTGGATGCTCTGGTTCAGCGTGCTATGCAGTTGCGCGGTCTGGTCTGGCGATGGCGCTTTCAATGCAGCGCTGAACAGCGGCGAACCAGCAATCGCCGCGAGCGGAACGGCGACAACCGCCAGGTATGCGCCAGCCTGGTCGAACGTGATAACACCTAAAACCAACAACGTGGTCAGACTGGCCAGAACCGCCAGAATAAGAATAAGTCCACCTAGAACCGCCAAATTGTCATTTTTCATGGTAGAATCCTCTCTGAAAGTGAGTAAAACGATGAATGAGCATGTACAAAACGAAGTTCAGAAAGCCATTGCTGGCGAACTTCAGAAAGCATTTCCTGATGTTCCGATTTATACCGGAATGGACGAAAACGAGCGAGACGAACAGTTTCAAGGTTTTGCCAAACTTCTGTTTGACGATAAACATGTTTCAGACCTTACTGAATAACTAGGCTGGCGCGCTCGCGGCTTCGATTTGATGCGCCAGATTATTAATCGTCGCGAGCGTCGTCGTCTGGTTCTTCAGCTGGTCCAGCTGCTTTTGCAAGTCAGCTGCGCGCGCGACCCATTTCGCGACGTTATCGCGCTCCACCTTCAGCTCCAGACCGGTTGGCGCTTCCTGGACGCCAGTTTTCGCGGTATAAATGAGCCATCTATAAAGGAATGGTTGCGTGGTTCCTGGTCCTAGTTCTGGATGCGAGTCCAGCACGCTGGACACGCCATATTCCGCTGCGAGTGGAACGTCCGCTGGATTCCAGGATGGCGTATTTTCGATATGCGCCTTGAAACCCATTCGAACGGGAACCTTGTTTGGACCGTATAGCGTGCTTTTGTCAGCTGACAAGCTCCAGCCATGCTGGAGCAATACATCGATGGTTGACATAGTTGTTGACACTCCCCATTGTCCGAAATCGGCTTTTATTGAGCGGTCGTAATCGACTTCTTGACCGCCCATTATCATACTGTTTTGATATTGCTGGATATGCGCGCGCGGTTCCCATTGTCCATAGCTCCAGGCGTAGGTTTGCCATCCCCACGAAATCGCGCCAACGTCGAACAAGTATTTCAAGACTTTATAGGAACCATACGCGCCTGTTCGCGCTAAACCAATAACGCTGGCGACGCCATGAAAGTAGTCCAGAGCTTGCGTACCATCCACATCAACATCGACGCTGAAGTAAATTGGTCGGTTGCCTGGTCCACCGCAATTTGCGTGCTGGCCAGTCGCGATTTGCGCATCCTGGACGCCGCTACTGAAGCTTTCCAGCGCGCGGTTGGCGTACCATTCGTAATTCGATACGATGGATAGACCAGCCTGGTTCAACGAGCGCGCTTCCGCTGGCGTCAAGAGTTTGACCGCGGTTAAGCTGTTTACATAGGAAAGGTAACGACAAACAAAGCTAACACCAGCGCTTTTCATATCCGCGATTGGCGGAATGTGTATACAATCAATTCCAAAGGCCATGTTATACGTATCCTCCAGAAACGAGCGCCATAATTCCAACTCTATTTGCAACATCTTGAACAACTCCAGCGAGCGAAGCCGGTAACACGGTAAATGTAGATGCATTGCTTCGCTTGAATGGTCCAAGTCCAATCGCTGCGCCGCCAGCTTTATAAACAGTATCAGCAACCGTGTCAAGCCAAGCCAGCCAGTATTGACCAGGATTTAGCGGAAGGTTGGCTAGAAGGTTCTGGCTAAAAAGACCAGTCGCCGCTGCAATCGCGCCAGTATGTCCTAACAAATTAGCCATCGCGCTATCATAGATACCCATGTCTACCTGGCCGGTTGGTGCGCCGCTAAACGCGCAACGCATACCGGTAATTGTGACTGGTGTATAAATCGTGACAGGCGCAAGATAGATAATTCCAGCGGTCAGCGCTGCAAAACTTCCAGCACTAATATCTGACTCGTCAGGCGCGAGCGCTTGCGGCACTGGCGCGCTTGGCGCTGGATTGGTTGCGATAATATTACCAGATCCATCGCTGGTAACACTGGACGCAGCTCCAGGCGCTGAACTGGTTGAAAATGGTTGTGGCATAATTTACGACCATCCCCCCTGAACAATTCCAATCAAGATTGGTTTTACGGTTCCGTTCGCCAGACCAGTGATGCTGGCCGCGCTCGCTGGTAACGGTCCAGCGTTGGTTCCGGTCATGATAACCGCGTTGTTACCGCTCGCTGATTGCTTATTAAACGTGTCGGTCGCGTTGTCGATCCAGAGCGCGAGCCAGTAACGGCCAGGCTGGAGCGTTATAGGACCGCCAATCAGCGCTGGCGTTAAGGTCGTCGCGGTCGTCGCCAGCGCGACGTTCGACGACGCTGCATGAGCAAGCAGGTTGCCAGGCGCGCCATTTGCGCCGCTGGCGTCGTATACACCAACGTCATAATGACCGGTTCCGCCAACGGTCGCAAAACGAATGCGAACGCCAGTCAGTACAACTGGAGCGGTCAGCTCCACGCCAACGAGGTAAATCGTATTTATCGCTCCAGCTGCGCTGGCGGTTTGCGCGATTTCGCCATCGTATAACGCCAATGGCGCTGGACTGGCTGGCGCTGGATTGGTTGCGATGATATTACCGGAACCGTCAGCGGTGACGCTGGACGAAGCGCCTGGCGCGCTGCTCGTCGAAAATGGTTGTGGCATGATTGATTATTCCTTTCTAGCGACCAGCTATAAGGTGAAACAGGTAAATACCAGCCTGGCTTAACAAACCGGTCGCGACCAGGATCGCTGACCATTTAAAAACGCGAACGGAATTCCTGATAAACATGACCGCTGGTTTAATTTCTTTCAAGATGTTCGCGTTATCGATCGCCGTTTTTTCATATGTCGTCATACGCTCCTTCATTTCTACTATGCCAGAGGTTAATACATCGATGCTTTTCGCTTGTTCCTGAATGTCGGTTCGCATTTTCAAAAAGTCATTGATGCCAAGTCCAAGCCGCTTGATTTCCGCGCGCGACTTTAGCATTTCTTCGATATCCAGGTCAGCTTTCAGTTGTGTAATCGTATCCGCCAGGTGTTGAACGTCGGTTTTGCGCTCGTCGCGATTGAACACAATTTCGTTGCGCATGATTTGCAACTGTTCTTGAAGTTCTTTGCGCAGCTTTGAAATTTCACTCCAGATTTGGGTATTTGTTGGCGTGGTCATGATAGATTATTGCTCCTTATTTCGCCGGTAACATCTTATTGAAAAATACACTCCAATCCCCCAATACTGGACCAGTCGTCGCGCTGACTTTAAACCAGTAAAGAACCGTTCCATCCGCCAGTGTTTGCGTCGTGACGTTCAGCGCTGTAATCAGGCAATGCGTGTTGATAATTCCGTGTTCTGGCATGTTGATACCAGCCAGCATTCCAGGTTGCAAGCCAAATTGCGTTGTATCGAATTCAATCGTTATGGCGTTCACGCCAGCGATACCATACTGAATTAAACGCGAGTCCGCGAGCTGCGTCGCTGCAACTTTATTCAAGTTTGGCGCGCTTTCATACGCGGCGATAATTCCTGATGTGCCATCAATCGCCGCCATTTGCGTCTGACCAATGGTTCCAGCATAGATTCCGCTTCCGTTGATGTTGTCGCGTTGCACGCGAACCTGGAATTGACCGACATAATTAAAAACAATCGTGTCTGTTTTTGAGAATGGCGTTTCGCTTGCATCCTGGCTGATAACCGTCGAGCCAACCGTATAATAGAAGTCTTTTCCAGTATCGACGCCTTGTATGCCAACCGTTTTTGTGTTGCCAGACACAATAATCGATGTAATCGACTGGACTGGATACGAAAGCGTCCAGGATCGCGAAAAACCATCGCCAGGCTTCTGTTCGCCGGTAATCGTGATTGTATCGATTCCGCCATCGACGACCATTCTATTCCTATAAAGCATGTCTGGCCGTGAAACCTTTGGATGGTTGGCGGATTTGATGTTTCCGGTTACTCCAGAAAACAGGTAAAAAGGCGCTGGTCGCGCCTGGCGCTGCATGAAATAAAATTGCTTGTTGCCATCGGTCGCATTGTTGCCAATCCACCAGATGAAACCATTGGATTTGTTCGCCAGGTCGTCTAGTCCAGCGGCGACCGTTGCGATTTGCTGGCCAATAGGCGTCGCATACGCGGTTGACGCAATCAAAGCGCCTTGTTGGATATTGGCGTTATGGACGCTTAACACCTGGTCGAATACTTGCGGTGTTACCGTTGGATCTGTTGTTGTTAAGCGCGCGCGCGTATACAGGTTCTTCGCGGTAACGTCATCTCCATACGGTTGAACGCGCAGCGACAATATCTGAACCTTTGTGCTTGCTCCAGTATTTTGACCAGCGAAGACGCCAGCTTTTCCAGCCGCTGTAACGCTGGCGTCGGTTACTGATTGAATTTGCACGCCATCCATAAACGTTTTGATGGTTGTTCCTTGCACGTCCAACCTAAAACGATGGTAATCGCCGCGCGTGAAACTAATGGCGGTTGTCAGTAAAGTTGTACGCGCTCCAGCGACGATTTTACGCAAAGTGAGCGTGTTTGAACCGGCGACCGCTGCGCTATCCCCAATACTTAAAAAGTACGCGTTGTTACCGTCAACCATGCGCGCGACCAGTCCGCCAGTGTCGCAATAATTGAAGTCAGCTTCAACGAACATATCCGCGAACGTTGTAAAACCAGTATATTGCAGCGTGCCAAACTGATTGCCCAATGGTTGCACGCCAACAAGCTGGCTGTTTGCCGTATCCCATGTCCAGGTCGCGACCGCGCCAGTGTCCATAAAAGTTGAAAGATAATCAGTTTGCGCGCCGGTTCCTGAAATCGTGACGCTATCGAATGTCGATGTGTTCAAGACGCCATTGTTGTGCGAGCATACCGTCAAGCCAACCAGGAATGTACCGGTCAGATTGGCCAGCGTTTGCGTTGAGCCAGTTATGAGTGTCCAGGTAATGCCATCTGGCGATGTGTACGCGCTCCAACTGGTTCCAGTATTTTGAATTTTGATGTATTCCGGTATCGCTTGCGTCACTGGTGTTATAGCGGACGCGCTTCCGCCAGCGGTCAAACGATATTCCACATTGACCGTTCCACCTGGCTTAAAAAAACAATGATAGAACACAGAACCAGCGGTCGTATCCTGGCGCGCCATAATACCGGCTTTGGCGTTCGTATCGGTATTTTGTTGTGTTATGACGCGCGTGGTCAAAACAATGTTGCCTGAAACAAGCTGGTAATTGAAATGGAATGCGTCAGCGGTTCCGAAAATGTCCGCGCCAGAACCTTTGATGGTCCAGGTTGGCGTTGCCAGCGCAGCGCTTCCAGCAATACCAACCGCTCCAATGTCCGTATCGGTCCAGTCGGTTATACTCGCGAACACATCAAACCAAGGCGCTGGTTGCTGTTTAATCAGCGCAGCTGGTAATGGCTGGCCAGCGAGCGCGGTTACATCAGTCCAGGTCGTACCGTCTGGCGATGCATCCATACCTAGCGTTGTACCAGCTGGTGTGTTGGCGGTCCAGTACAAGACCGCGGAACCAGCGCGACCGACGTTCGCGAGCGCTAGAACAGGCGAAACGCGGTTTCCACTCGCTGTAACCTGGCTCGTTGCCCAAATCGTTACTGCTTGCAAAACAGGCGTTACCGACGCGTTTGGCGTCATGAACGTGAAACGCAGCTGGACGCTTTTACCGACGACCGATGTTCCTGGTGGAGCGTTGCCAATTTGTCCACCTTGCGCAACCGCTTGCCACGATACGCCAGCGTCGATACTGCTTTCGCAAATCAGCGAACCGCCAATTGGAACGATAGAATTCCAGAAAATGGCGCTTTGACCTATCGTTCCTAGCGCGTTTAGTGAAGTTGCTGGCGATATCCAGGTCGCGCCAGAAAGCGTATTGACCACGCCAAAGCTGCCAAACAAGATTGATTGCGTTGAACCAGAGTTGTTATACAATCTCAAACCAAGGTTGCCAGCGGCTGGATACGTCGCGTCCGTCGCGTTGATGTATTGCACATCATCGATGAATACCTGGTGATTGTTTCCGTTGATAATGATTTTTAGCGTATAGAAGTTGCCAGCGGTCAGCGTCACCGCTGGATTGGCGATAAGTGTCGATGTGGAAGCGCCACCATTGGTCGCGCGATAGAGAATAGGGCCAGCGGTCGTAAGTCCGGCATAATAGGCATATGTGTCATTCCCATTGATCCAACCCGTTGTGCGATACACGATGCCAGCGTTACCAACGGCCAACGCTGGAACCTGGACCAACACTTGCGCGGTAAAGTTCTGAAAACTGTCAGATCCAGCTGGACCATAGCTTAAAAACCTGGCTTTTACATCGGTTCCGGTTCCGGTTGTCAGCTTGCATTGGCGTTTGAAGTTCGTCTTCGCTGGCGATGCCGTACCCCACAGTTGCAAGTTAGCCGTACCATTTGCGCCGTTTGCTCCAAGAAAATTAAAAAACATGCCGGTCAGCGTCACATTACCGTTAGGCGTGCCAGGAATAGAGTCATCTGGAACATAGGCCCAGTTGAGCGTGTTGGCATTGGTTCCAGTGTTGAAGTTGGCGGTCGTGTCGAAGCTCGTCAGCGAGTTGACCGTTCCAGCAATATATGCGGTCGTTATATTCGTGGTCAGCGCTGAAATCGCTGGCGTGATTTCTGGCGTGGTTCCGGTTATGGCGAACTGGATTTGAGTATACAGATTTCGGCCAGCGATATTAAAACCAGGTTCCAAATCAGGAATTGGCGCATTATAAAGAGCTGGTTGAAACGTCACCTGGCTGTCAATCGACGTTAAAATAGTGATACTTGTTCCAGCTGGCGCAAGTGGAGCGCTGGAACCAGCAACCTGACTTGCTGGCGTCACACCTGACGGAATAAACGAAGTCCAGGTAACGAACGACGAATTGACGACTTTGGCCGCGTCGATGCTAATAGCTGGCGAAATACGGTTTCCAGTCTGGTCATAAGCCGTTACTTGCTGGATCTGAACGTTAGAATAGCCATTATTACTGACCTGAACGTTCTGGTTCAGCGTCGCGTTTTGTGGATCATACGGATGTGTTGTTGAGTCGTAAAACGTGGTAAGTACAGTCACGCCGCCAACATCAACATATCTGATGTTGCGAAAATACGCCTGGTAATTGCCAACATTGTCGCTTTCAAAACTTAGTTGAACGAAGCCAATGGTTTTACCAGCCAGCGCTGAAACGTCAATGGTACGATGATACCATTGGTCATTCGCGAAACCCGAAAGGTCCGCGCTAGGATGCGCTTTAATGCCATATTGATCGACAATACCTTGCGAATTGAAATCGCGCAGCGTGGTTCCATCAGTACACACAAAATCAACCGCTGCTTGTTGCGCAGCGCTGGTTGACGAGATCCACACATCATATTGAAATGTCTGGCCGCTCACGATGGCTTGCGAACCGCTCCAGATTTTCCAGTACAGAAACGCATTGTTTCCGCTGATTGCACATGTTCCGTTCAACTTTATGACGTTGTACGCGTGTAGGTTGAGCTGGTTGTTGCGCGCGTCAACGTTCGCCAGTGTTCCAGCGGCGAATTCAGCGGTCGTGTTGTCGGTCCAGCTGACATTCGTTCCAGCTGGCGGAAGCTCCAGGTCGCCATCTCCTATATTACTTGTCGCACTAACGCCGGTCAGCGTGCCAGTTGACCAATCGGTTTGTGTTGTGGTCCTTCGAAACGCATAGCCAGCAACGACGCCTTCGCCAGCGAGGTAACGCGACAACATTTCGGTCGCGACGTCGCCAGCTTGCATGTTTTGCCAATCTTTATCGACCAGCACTTTGTCCGCGAGGTAATGATTATCCTTGACGGTTGCAGCGGTAATGATGGTTGCATTGGGGATTAATTTATCTTCGTCTGGCTTATCGATGTAACCGGCGAATTGTAAACCGAAAACACTATCGGTTACGGTGACTGGCTGGTTGTTTACGTAGTGCTGGAGTCCGGTATCATCTTTTACGCTGAATTGACAGGTGGAGCGCTGGCCAATCGCTGGCGACATCTGAAACGACGTTTCTTCGATGTTGACGCTATTTCCGCCAATGGTCGCTGAAAGTATACCCATTACTTGCGTACTCCTAGCTTCAACCGCACTTCGTTTACGACCGCTGGCATAACGCCTTGCGCGATTTGGCGCGAGTCCATATACACATGTACGTGAATAACGCCGCCAGCTCCAGCTGGACCGCCAGAACTGGCGCGCGCAACTGGAACCACTTGTTCGCCTTGATGGACAATTGCAAGTCCGGTCGATTCGATGTATCCGCCTTTTGCCAGATAGGGAATTTGGGGAATGTTCGGGTGAATGTGGACTGGACCAATATCGATTCCGATAGAATCGATACCGCCAATAAAACCATTGATTAACCCGATAATAAAGTTGATTGCGCTCCGGATTGCGCCAACGATGCCATCCCAAACGCCGTGGACCAGCGAGCCAAGTCCAGAAAATGCGTCGCCTATGCCTGAAACGATACCATGGATAAACGAGCCAAATTGAGAAAACGCAGCGCCAGCGAGCGAAAACGCCAGTCGCCAGGCGTATAACCATAATTGAATGCGGTCGCCAAGTCCAGAGAAGAAACTACCAATGGCGCTTGTCACCGTATGCGCAACGCCGCCAAGCCAGCTGAACCGGTCGCCAATCCAACCGCTGACAGTACGCCATAAATCGCTAAACCATTTTGTGATATCCGCCCAATGCTTCACCGCTTGAATAATGCCAAATACGACCGCGGCGACAATTGCGCCTATAAGCAGAATAGGCCAGGTTGCAGCTATGGTCGCCGCCGCCGCCGCCCATGCAGCGGTCGCCCATGCAATAAACGCGCTGACCAGAAGAATCGAGATAACCACGCCAACGCCAACCAGAACAGCTTTCAAGCCATCCATCGCGATTTCATTTTGCTGGAAAAACTTGACGACGTTTTGACCAATTTCAATCAATTTCGCAAACGCTGGAATAACATACGTTTGCAAGATAGTACCGATTTGTCCTAATGCTACGCCAACCTTTGTTCCCATTTGTGTAGCGAAATCCTGGAATGCTTTTGAGCTGACCAGGTTGCCAAGCTTCGTCAATCCATCCTTCGCAGCCACAAACAACGGTCCAGTAAAGGCGCGCATCGCCGCGCCAACATTGTCTTGAAGCGTCGAAAACAAGCCGTTGAACGTGGTCGCTTGCGCGGCCATTCCGCCGCCAAACATCTTTTCCATGCCTTTTGTAAGGAATTTAATGGATTGGTCCGCTGGCAACAATCCCTTCTGGCTCAAATTCTGGACTTCTGACACCGAAAGGTGCATAGCGTCCGCGAGCATTTTCCACGCTGGTATCCCCTGGCTCGTCAGCTGGAGCATATCACCAGCGTTAACCTTGCCAGCGGCTTTCATCTGACCAAACACGGTAACAACCTGGTCGATTTCAACGGTCGACTTCCCCATAGCGCTCATGGCGTCGCCTATGGCGGTCAGGTCCGGTATGGCTTCTTTCGCGCTGAAACCAAACGCCAGCATATGTTCAGCGTCGGTTGCCAACTCTGGAAATTCGAACGGCGTTACAGCGGCGAATTGCTGGAGCTGCTTTAAGAACGCTTGCGTCTTTTGACCTTTGCCAAGCAAGGTTTCGAAACCAACCGTCGTTTGTTCCATTGACGCATTTGGACCAATCAGCGCCTGGCCAAGCCCTATAGCGCCTTGCGCAACCGCCTTCAAGCCAAACACAGTCATACCAAGCTGTGAACCGAAAGACAACAATTTACCAGCCATGCTTTCAACATGTACGCCAAATTCGCCGCTTGCGCCTGCAGCGGCGTTTGGTAATTCGCGTGTTTTGTTGATTGCCTGGTCCACGCCAGCGGCCAATCTGGATATGTCCGCGTCGTATTCGACCATCATTTCAGCGAGTGACATTTACATGGTTCCTAACGTGGTATATTCGCCATCGTCGCCGGTTTCGTTTTCAGCTTGCTTTTGCGCGTCTTTTTGTTCTTGCGCGCGCAGCTCGTATAGCGCGCGTAATTCTGTTAGTTCGCTGGAGCTAAGACTACGTAAGAGTCTACGACTTGAGATGTGCCATCGGTCGCTAAGTTCGACGACGAAGCGCCGTTCGCCATCGGCTTCAAGTCGTCTTTTTTTTCCTGAACATCTTCAGGCGTCAAGCCAGACAATTTCGCGCTGGCGGTCGCTGCAATCTCCAGCGCAGCGCCGCTTTTCTGGTTGATAGCATTGACCAGGATCGCATTCGGAAAAATCAGATTACCGCCAGTGTAGGTTTGCGTTGCTTCGTTCCAGATGGCTTTGCGCAACGTCTTCTGGACCAGCAATGGATACAACTTTTGCATGTTGGTTTTGCCCTTTGGCTTGCCATCTGGACCAGTCACAATATCCACGCATTGGTTCAACAAGTCGCTGCGCTCGTCGCCTGGAAGCTCGCGGACCACAAAACGTGCATTCCAATTCGGTATCACAACCACTTCTTCGCGCAGGTCTGGCAAGCCAAGAATGTATTGCTGGATCTGTTCTTCGCTCATTGCGTCCGTATTGAGCAAGCCATCATTCACATTGGGATTAGTCATAAAAAGGTTTGTCCTTTCAGCGCTTATTTTATAAGCTAATTGTATGCAAACTGGCCGCTGACCGTGAACGACACGTCTTCTTCGTTCGACGCCGCCAGGATGTTTTTAACGGAATCGCCTTTCATGTATCCATAACCTTCATAGCGTTTACTGTTTGGCAAGACGCAAGAAACGCCAACGAACGAGCCAACCTGGATTAACGCCATAATAGAGTTGTCAGCGTGCCATTGCTTGAACGTGAAGTTACTATCGAATTGACCAACCGGAAGGTACGTTTTTGAGCGAACCGCTGTATTACCAGTGAACGCGGTTACATCTTGCATTGGCCGCTGGCTGTTTACCGTGTAATCGGTCGCTTGTGAAAGCGTCGCGTATGGAAAGTAATTTCCGGTCTGGACGCGAACTTGTGTTGATGCGCCATTGGCAACCGCGAAGGTAACATGCGCGCCAACATAGGTTAATGTGTACGAAGGCGCTGCGCTCCAGGTTACGCCGCCATCGGTCGAAATCTGGACCACGACCGCGACGTTAGGATCGAGAAAGCGCTGGATCGCCGCGTAAGGCATTTGATAGTTAATGTGGTCGCCAGCGTCCGTTAAGACAACCGGCGACGCGATGGCGACGCTAGGCTGGCTTGTCAGCAACAAGGAAGCCGCGTAACCAGCGGTTGGAGCTGAAGGCATATGTCACCTTTATTCTAGGTATAAGAATAGGAACCAGTCACCTGGAGCGAGAAATCAGATTCCGCTGGTCCGTTGACTGGATCGTGAACTTTCAGCGTTTTGACATACGCGGTTCCATCATAATGGTTGGTTCCGTTTGGACTGAAAGAAAAGTATAAAAGCGTTCCAGCCAGGTATGCGCTCCACAAAACGCCTTGTACCGCATCGTTCGTCTGGTCCCAGTTCGCCTTAAAGTTCAACATCGCGTCAATCAATCCTGGAATATACGCTTTATAGCGCGCTCCCATAATGCTAACATCGTACATATCGCTATTGAACGGTATGTCGCCGTCTTTATACTGGACCACAGCGGTTGTTGGCGTTGGCGTGGTCGCAATTTTCAGAAATCCAGAAAAACCAGCAACTGGAGCTGAAGGCATTGTCGTTTATCCCCCTTGTGTTAAAATTCTGTATCTATACGCTGCATGGCGCGTAATGCCATCAGCTTCAGGCGTTGGAATCGGTAATGAGTCGTTAAACCAGGTTCCAACAAAGTTGAATGGCGCAGCCAGCGTCAATGATTTTTTATTT